AAAGCCGCTATTCAAGCAGCATGCCAGTTGTGTGCTGGGCTGGCCTTAGTGCCAAAGCCGACCATGGCTGCTGTGTTGCTTATTGGCACCAGGGTTGATGGGATAGTCCAAAACCCCGCAGACGATGTCACTGCAAAATGGTTTGTTGATGGGCTGAAGTGTGGAAGCGGATTGACTGAGGTTGACGCTGTTCTGCACCTGCGGAACCGACTGGTGGCAAACCTGGCCGCTACAAATAAATACTCACCTTACCTAAAGCGGCAAATAATCACAAAAGCCTGGAACATGACCGTCCAGGGTTTGCCATGCAGGCGGCAAAATATGTTAGTCCCCAAGCTCACTGGCCCAACCCCATCCAAGCCCATCGCGGTGATTCTAAACACATCAGAAACCGAGTAAGAAAATATCAACACTTACCAATAACCCCCGATGAAAACTAACCCCCAACACAAAGAGAGAACCAATGACAGACATCCTCCAAGGCAAACAGTGGAACATAATCAATGCAGATTGCATTGAGCATATGGCATCACTGGAGCCCAACCAATTCGACTTCTCAGTATTCTCCCCGCCATTCCCCAGCCTGTATGCATACACCAACGAGGCTGGCGATGTTGGCAACTCTGAGGGGATTCAGCGAGAGGGTAAGCTACACCTCTCATTCTTCTACCAGCAACTTGCCAGGGTTGTGAAGCCTGGTCGAGCCATCTGTGTGCATGTTATGCAGATTCCACGATTGAAGCGATCCGGCGAGGTTGGATTGCATGACTTCCGTGGCCTCAACATTCGCATTGGAGAACGTGCTGGGCTGGTATATGAGTACGACTGGGCCATTCGTAAGAACCCCCAGGCTCAGGCGATCCGCACCAGATCACGAGAGCTGCAATTCAATGGCCTTGAGGCAGATCGAGCAAAGCAGCGAGGCACCCTTCTGGATTACGTCATCAAGTTCCGAGTGCCTGGCGACAATCAACATCCCATCAACACCCCTGGCGAGGTTACTCGCAATCAATGGATTGACTGGGCTGAGGGTTGTTGGGGTGACATCAAAGAGACTGACACCCTCAACACCAGAGAAGCTAAAGCAGAAGATGACACCAAGCACATATGCCCATTGCAGTTGGGCCTCATCAATCGTGTGGTGCGTCTGTTCTCTGATCCCAATGAGATCGTATTCTCCCCATTCACTGGCATTGGCTCAGAAGGATATGAATCAGTCAAACTCGGCAGACGATTCTACGGCACAGAGCTGAAGGGTGAGTATTTCGAGGTTGCAAAAAAGAATCTGCGTAAAGCAGTCGATGCGAGCCACGAGTCCATGTCCCTCTTTCCGGAGCTGTTGAAATGAAGATAACACTCAACACCAACAGCATCAAAGACTATCGGACATTCCTCGACATCAAACGTCTGCCAACATACAAAGTAACAGGCCATGAGATCGAGTTCCCCGATGAGTATGCCAGCGACCTCGGCATTGAGTGCCCCAAGCAGACATTTGTGGGGCATGATCCAGCCGAATGGATGTTCGACTACCAAAAGCACATCACATCCCTGGCGATCAAGAAACGCAAGTTCGCTATATTTGCCGATTGTGGCCTTGGCAAAACCCCGATGCTGCTTGAGTTCGCTCAGGCAGCCCTGAAGCAAAACCCCACCAAGCAGGTGCTCATCATCTCACCTCTGATGGTTGTAAAGCAGACGGTGGCAGAATGTGAGAAGTTCTACGGATTCAAGCCTGATGTCATCAAGGGCAGCAACCTGAATGAATGGCTCAAAGGATCAGGCAAGATTGGCATTGTCAACTATGATGCATTGAACGACACCACAGAGGCAGGCAATCTGGGGGCATTGGTGCTTGATGAGTCCTCGATGCTCAAGAGCCACTATGGCAAGTGGGGGCAGGTTATTCTGCGGATCGGGCAGGGGATCGGCTGGAAGCTATGCTGCTCTGGTACGCCAGCTCCGAATGATCGAATTGAATACGCCAATCATGCTGTGTTTTTGGATCACTTCCAGAATGTAAACGCCTTCCTGGCTACTTACTTTGTAAACAAGGGCCAGACCAACGAGCGATGGATACTCAAGCCCCACGCTCTTGACCCATTTTATACGTCCCTATCGCACTGGGCATTTTTTCTGACCAATCCAGCCACATATGGATTCGAGGATAACTCAGGAACATTGCCGCCAATCAATGTGCATGTCCACGATGTTGACCTCACACCAGAACAGACGACAGTGGTTGGCAAAGAGAGCAATGAGCTGTTTGCAACCAACATGGGAGGTATTACCAGCCGATCTGTGATGGGCCAGATTGCCAAAGGCAGCTACCGAGGTAGGGATGTAACCACCAATAAGCCAGGATACATCAGAGAGATGTGCGAGTCCTGGCCAGAAGAATCAACCATCATCTGGTGCATTTACAATCGAGAGCAAGAGATTCTCGAGCGAGAGCTGCCAGATGCTGCCTCAATTACTGGATCAACCCCGATAGAGAAACGACAGCAGATCGTTGATGACTTTGTGGCAGGCAAAACTAAAGTTCTCATCAGCAAACCAAAGATATTAGGCTTTGGGTTGAATCTGCAAGTTGCCACCCGTCAGATATTCAGCGGGCTGCAAGATTCATACGAGAGCTATTACCAGGCTGTGAAGCGATCCAATCGGGTTGGATCGACTAAACCTCTCAACGTCCATATCCCTATTACTGACATCGAAGCCCCCATGGTTGAGAATGTGTTGCGAAAGTCTAAGATGGTCCAGCAGGACACAGAGGCGCAGGAACGCATTTTTAGCAAGAACACCACCATCCCCCAGGAGAATTAGAATGAAAGTCGTATTTAACCGAGCCGAGTTCAGTGGGGCATTTGCAACAGCTGCATCTGTTGTGACCAGCCGAGGCCCAAAGACATCTTTGCAAAATGTGCTGATTGACCTTGAGAACAACGCAGTTGTTGGCACCAACCTCGAGCAAACAGTGACAGTTGGAATAGATGCAAGCATTAGAGGTGAGTTTGCCAGCGTGGCGCCGGACATGGCCTTTGTTGTACCTGCTGCCAGAGTTGCGGCGATCCTTCGAGAGTCGACTGATGAGAATATCACTCTCGAAACCAAAAAGAGCACATTGCACATCAAGTCAGGAGGGTCTTCGTTCAAGATGCCATTGGCTAACGTGGCTGAGTTTCCACGTATGCCATACCCAGAAGCAACTACCACCAGAGAAATCAACCAGGCTGAGCTGCGTGATTTGCTCCGTGTTGACTTCTGCTGCGACAATGAATCTTCGAGATATGCCCTTGGTGGGATATGCTTGTCAATGGCTGAAGATACGATCACCATTGGCACTGATGGCCGTCGAATGGCCAAGGTGACTGCACTATACAGCAGCGGCCAGAAGATGGGATCATCCTCGCCTGTTGTGCCAGCTATCGCTGCGAGGTTGGCAGCCAAGGCATGTGGAGACAGTGGCATTGCTGTTATCTCGTGCGACAACAACTCGATTGTTTTTTACATGGGCAATGTTATTGTGCAGTCGCGGCTTGTTGAGGGTAAGTTCCCCAAGTGGCAGGATGTATTCCCGTCAGCCGATGCCAACGAGTTCTACATGGAATCGGTAGCGGCTGATTTTAACTCAGCCGTCAGGCAAGCTGCCATTGCTTGTGGCGATGATTCCCGTGGGGTTGAGCTGTCTGTTGAATCTGGCAAGCCCCTGGTTATGTCAGCAAAGACTTCTGATGTTGGCGAGTCGCGTGTCGAGCTTAATGGTGATTCAACCGAATGGAATGGCCCACCAACGGCGATCACGCTGGATAACCGCTACATTTGTGATTTTATGAAACGCATCAGACCAGAAGAGACGATCAGAATGTCTTTGCAAAACAGCGAAGCAGCTGCTCTATTCACAGCTGGCCGAATGTCCTATGTTGTTATGCCCCTAAGTAAATAACCCCAACACAAAGAGAGAACCAATGACAAAGACACCCCTAAAAGTCTACATAGCCTGCCCCATCACCCTTGACCCCGATGGCACAAACTTCGACAACAGCTGTGAGGCACAGAGACAGCTCTTGGCAGCTGGCTTTGCCCCACTCAACCCTGGCTTGACCATGATGCTGCCTGGGGGTCAAGACATCCCCCACAGCACTTGGATGGCCAGTTGCTTGCCCTGGGTTGCATCTGCTGACCTTCTCATCAGGTTGCATGGTGAGTCTGTTGGCGCAGATGATGAGGTCAATTTGGCTCTCAACCTTGGCATACCAGTTTACTGCTCATTTGATGATGAGCCCATTGCCAAGCTGATTGAGCATCTCAAAGAGTGCCCTGACCTCATCAAATTCTGTGCTGAGTGCAGAGCTGCCAGACCAGATGCATCTGAGCTGCCCAAGATCCCCACAGAGCTGCCAAAGCTCAGCCCAGCCCCAGAGAAGCCAGCCAGTCCATCTCACACAGTTGAGACAGTTGCCAAAGCCAGTCAAGCATTCAATGCCCTTTTTGATGAGCCCCAGACCACTGCTGCCCATCGTCAAGCCATCACTGAGGAGAGAGGCAAAGTATATGGCCCACCCAAGCAAAACCATGAAGGCATTGCCATGATGTGGGCCAGCCTCTTGCAACCCCACGCTGGCCGCATTGGGGCACAAACCCCACTGCCTGGCCATGTGGTGGCTCTGATGATGTGTGCTCTCAAGCTCAACAGAATGAGAATCTGCTACCACAAAGACAATTATGATGACCTGCATAATTACGCAGACATTGCTGAGGCAATGCAGGCAGAGCATGATGGTGAGGCATGATTGCCAGCCTCTCATTTGTCAAGACCCATGGGGGTGCCTCTTTTACCCTCGACAGCAGAGGCATCATTGAGCCATGTGGTTGCTCCTGGGTCACAGAGTGCCCAGAGCTGCCCATCATTGTCTGTGCCTCTCTTGGCAAGCACTTTGACATCCCAGAGACAACCACAGCCATCACCCTCAGCCTGTGGGCAGAGCCAGCTCTTGGCAGAGTTGCCCTCTGTCTTGACCATTGGCGGTGTGATGAGCCCAGCTTTATATTGATTGATGATGAGCTGACAGAGCTGCTGTCAGTCACAGCTGATTTTCTTTGTCCCCTGATTTCTGCTTCCCCCACAAAAACCCTTTTTTTGGAGTGCAACCTCAATGACTAAAGCACAACCATGGGAGGCTGCCATGGCATCTCTCCACAACCTGACCGATGCAGAGTACTTTGCTGACTACAAAGACTGGATGACAGCCCATAACTTGCAATCCTTTCGGCACAGCCCCATGGGCTACCACAGAGCCCAGCTTGGCTTGGTCAAGAGGGTTGAGAGCCCTGCCTTTGCATTTGGCACAGCTGCGCACATCCACATCCTTGAGGGTGCTGATGCTTTCCATGCTGCCTATTCTGTCTGTGATGGGCCAATCAACCCCAAGACAGATAAGCCCTTTGGCCAAGCATCAAAACGATATACAGAATGGATTGAGGAGCTGACCAAGGCTGGCAAGAGCCCCATCAAAGAGTCAGACTATTACAAAATAAAGTGCATGGCCAATCATATTGAGAGCCATGCAGAAGCAAGCAAGCTGCTGGGCACAGAATATGGCAGACCAGAGCTGACCATCAGAGGCACTCTGCAAGGCATCAAGAGCCAGAGCAAGATTGACTGGCTTGACAGTGCCAACAATATGATTGTTGACCTCAAAACCTGTGCAGACTTGGGCTCAGCCCACACCACCCATTACCCTTGCAAATTCGCGCGAGACGCCAACATTTTTGGCTATCCTCAACAACTGGCTTTCTATCGCTCAATGGTGGCAGCCCTGACTGGTGAGATATACAAAGTATATATAGTGGCAGTTGAGAAAACTGAGCCTTTTGAGGTTGGCGTGTTTGAGATGAGTGCAGCCACCCTTGATGCTGCTGAGGAGCAAAACAGACACACTATGCATGAGTACAAGCAATGCTTGGCAGATGACCTCTGGCCTTCGCGCTTTGCTGACATTATTACCCTGTGACATCACCCCCACCCCCAAAGAGAGAGACCAAAGACCATGAAAATCAATCGAGGTAAACAACAGCTACCAAGGAAAACTGTCATCTATGGTGGCCCTGGCATTGGCAAATCAACCATTGCCAGCCAGTGCCCTGATGCCATCTTTTTGCCCACAGAAGATGGGCTGGGGCAGATCGACTGCCACAGCTTTGACATTGCTGCCAGTTATGATGATGTTATGAGCAACATTGGCCAGCTTTACACAGAAGAGCACACCTACAAAGCTGTGGTGATTGACTCAGCTGATTGGCTTGAGAGACTCATTTGGGAGTCAATCTGCCAGCAGCAGTCTGTTGAGAGCATTGAGCAAGCCTCTGGCAGTTATGGGAAGGGCTATGTGTTGGCATGTAATCTCTTCTCAGCTGTCTTGACTGGTCTTGATGCACTCAGGCAGACCAAGGGCATGCACATCATCATTATTGCCCATGCCAAGACTGAGAGCCACAAAGACCCTGAGAATCCTGACTATGACAGATGGGTTCCCAAGCTGCACAAGCATGTCTCAGCCCTCTTGCTTGAGTGGGCTGACGAGATGCTCTTTGCTCATCTCAAAGTGCTGACAACCACAGAAGATGGTGGCTTTGGTCGCAAGACCACCAAGGCGCTTGATGGTGGCAAGAGGGTCTTGAGAACGGTTGCAAGACCCACAGCAGTTGCAAAGAATAGGCTCAACCTGCCAGATGAAATTGACTTTAATTGGGCAGCGTATGCCCAGCACTTTACCCCCAAGACTGTGGCACCCAGTGCCAAGAAAGGCTGACCATGGCTGACATCGGATTCAACACATCAGACGTAGAAGACGTGCAGACAAACTTTGAGCCCCTCCCAAATGGCTCATACACCGTCATTATCAAAGAGAGCGACAGGCCCACCAGCCAAGCTGGGCATGAGTACATCAAGTTGGTTTTTGCTGTGGTTGATGGGCCACACACCAACCGGCTGATTTTTGACAACCTCTCAGTTTATCACCCAGACCCCAAGGTCAAGGGCATTGCACAGAGCAATCTCAAAGCCATCACTGAGGCTCTGGGTATTCTCAACCCCACCAAGACCGAGCAGCTCCACAATATCCCCTTGACCATTGAGCTGAGAGTCAAGCAGCAAGGCAATGGGCAGATGGGCAATAATGTGGTT